GATGGACGCCGCCGTGAATGTGCCGGCAGCTACAGTGCCAGCGACAGCATCCACGAGGGCGGTCCCATCAGGGCGATAGAGCGTGAACGTACCACTGGCCAGGGTCGCCGCCGCGCCATCCTTTTCGATGGCGATGGTGGGCTGGTTGGGCTTGTTCCGCTCGATGAGAAGCGGACCAGGAACCCGTGCCTGGTAGATGGTGGCGCTCACGACCTACCTCAGATGGTGATTGTGAACATGGCAAATAGCGACCAACCCGTACCGGCAGCAGCAGCATCATTGACCGCGAAGACCAGTGCGGCCTTGTTCTGGGCGATTGTGCAAACGGTCGTCGTGGCGTCAGGCTGCAATACCGTCAAGGCGTGGGCCGTTGCTGCCTTGTTGGAAATCCAGAAGAAGGCACCCGCCTTAGCGCCTGCGACGGGTAGCGTGATCTCCCGACCCGCTCCATTGGCGTTGAGCACCTGGAATTGCGAGTCCCGATAGGTCAGCGTCTTGTGCGCCGCCAGGGTCTCTTCGTTGAACCCACCCGGCGTGCGGATGGGGCGTGGGATTTTGAAGGGGTTCTTCCCGGTGTACTGGTCAGCCATTTCAACCTCTTGTGAATTTGGGGGTTAGCGTTTCTTGTTTGACTCCCGCCGATCATGCCGGATGGCACTCTCACGCGCTTTCTTGGTCGCTGATTCGTGACTGTGCCCCGCCTGGACAAGCTGGCCAGTCATGCGTTCGATGGCGCCCCGCGCTCCTTGGCGCTCGCCGGATGACTCCGGGCGGTTCCAATGCTCGGGGCGCTTGGCGCTCACTTGGCAGCCTTCTTCTTGGCGGGTGCCTTCTTGGCGGGTGCCTTCTTGGCGGGCGCCTTCACGCCCAGGGCCTTTGAGGCATCCAGGGCTGCTGCACCAGCTACCGCTTTGGCGGCCTTGATGTCCTTGGGGTCAACGCCTGGCTGGGTCTCCAGGAGACGGGCCATCTTGAGCGCATTCAGTCCGCGCTTCATGTGGCCTTGTGCCTCAATCATCTTCTGGTCGCGTGGCATCAGTCCTCCAGGTTCAGTGCGATCTTCGCTTTTGTAGGTGTGGCGTTTACCTGGACCGCGAGGGACTGGACGTACTCCTGCCAGGCTTCGTCCATGGTCTCCAGGCGCATCTCGGCATGCTGGGCCCGCTTGAGCAGGTGGGGGTTCCGCTCGGCGCGACCGTGAAGGGAATCGGCCCGGCGGTCCTCGCGCTGCTTCAGGCTAACGAACACCTCCTGATGCAGACCCTCGATGATTCCGCTGTCGCGGATGGCGGCGCGGAAATGCAAGAACGCATCCTTGGCATCGTTGGTGTTCCACAGCACCGTCCCGTTCGGGAGCACGGTGGCCTCGTCGCAGAAGTCGCAATAGTGCTTGGCGCCTGAGTCGGTCTCGTAGAACCGCACATAGTCGGTGTATTCACCGAGGCGCGGGTCCTTGGGGTCAATCACCGTGGCGCCGCGCTGGGCCAGCATGGCCAGTGCCCGGTGGAGCTTACCGTCCGTGCCCACGCCATTCACGCCAGGCTTCGCCACGACCAGGGACAGGCGCGGCAGGAATCCATACTCATCATCGTATTCCCAGTTGGTGGGGAAGTGGGCGTAGATGTACCGCGAGGAGCATTGGTAGCCCGCCGGTAGACCCACCTGGGTCTGGACGACTTGCTGCTCCACTCGCGGTGCGGTCAGCTTGATGGACTTCGGATTTACGTGCATTGGATCTCCGGTGGTGGTTGGTGGTGTGGTGGTGGATGGGGAGGGACGAACCACCGGCCGCCCCTCCCCGGACACCTATTGGCATCACTGATCGGTAGCGATCAACACTCCGCGGCTGTCTTCCACCTCGGCAACGGCCGGGTAGTAGTGCGCCAGGGCTGCGGTCTCGCCCAGGCTTGCGGCCCGGATGAGTTCCACGAGGATCTCTCCAGCGTTGACCAGGACTCGGTCGGCTGGGATGTGTCCCTGGAGCAAGGCAACGGGTGCCTCGGTATACGCGAAGCATCCCTGGGCAAACATCGCGCCTTGGCGGTTTCCGCCAGATGCTGCGACCTGCGCCGACTGCCAGAAGTCGATGCCGTTCCAGCTTCCCTGGTAGCCAGGCCCGCGGGTCTGGAGTGCTTCGACGGTGGCGGGGTTGAACTGCATGGCGCCCGACTCACCGCGAAGCGAGTTGCGAAAGTCGTTCATCTGCTGGCCGTGAAGCACGCAGGTGTACGGGCCAGCAGCGTTCGCCAAGCCGAGCGTGAACTGTGCATCGTACAGGTCATCGACGCTGCAATCGACCCCGGAGGTACCGACGCTGGATCCGAGCGACCCGAACAGTGCCGCGATCAGGTTGGAGATCGTCACCGAGACTCCGCCCATCAAGTTCCGAACGAGAACGTCCAGATCGATAGGCGATCCACTTACGGGGACGAGATCGGTGATTTCAAATTGCTGTCCGTACCTGGCGACGGTGAGCGTGTACTCATCGGTCGTGTATGCCGAGTTGGCGATTGCCACGGTTTCAGCCGCAGCAGTGAATGCGGAGCTACCAGGAACCGAGGTGACAGCCATGGATGTGGCGCCTCCAGCAGTCCAGGGAACGCGGGTGCAGACAGCGCGGAGATCGGCAGTGTCGTACAACTGCTCGTGAATCATCGCGCCCAAGATTTCAGCGACCAGACCACCATTGGTAGTTAGATCACCGGTAACAATTTCATTTGCCACGGGAATATCCTTGTGAGTTGGGAGGGCTGCCTACGACTCTATCGGGGCCGGTCCCGTGGCAGATGTGGAATATCTGTACCGCGTCGGATGCGGCGCTGTCAAGCCTACTTGATGAGGCCCTGGGCTCTCATGCTCGCCAGGATAGCGTCCTTCTGCTCTCCGAGGCCGCCGTTGTTCTTCGCCCGGAGGCGCCGGATCTCATCGGGGCCCCACTCCTTGGACGGGTGGACGACCGGCGGGCCTGCGCCGCGCTCGGGGTTCCCGTTCAGCGTGGCCCGTACTGCGTCCAGGAGGGCCTGTGTCGGGTCCTGCTCCTCGGGCGCATCCTTGGGCTCGGGCGTCTCTTGCCCTGCCAGGGACTGGAAGTGTGGGGCATACAGGGGGTCTTCCCGATTGGCTTCGAGCCAGTCGGTGAAGGCTGGCACATCTCCATCCATTTCCGCGGCTGCACTGGCGTACTCACGGCGCAGGAACCGGCGGATGCTCGGCGCCTTGAATCCAAGCTCTACCAGGTGAAGCTCCTGGGTGTGGGTGCTTTGGAGTCCAGACAACTCCCCGGTCACCGCCTCCAGTTGCATCTTCATCTTCTCCATGGCCTTGGTCGCCTGGTCCGCCCTGGCAACTGCCTCGTCCCGGTTGGCCCGCTCCTCCTGCAATCGGAAGCTGGGCACGCTCTCCTCCATGACGCCTCGGCGCCTGGCGGTGATCCCGTTGCCGGTGGTGGTGGTGGGTTCAGGCGTGGCGCCCTGCTCGGTGTCTGACATTGGTGGTACCTCTACGATGTGAATTCAGTGTCGGCGCGGCCCGGCGCAAGAGCGTCAAGCTGGGCACGGATGGCATCTACTTTGAGTAGCCGCTCCAGTGCCGCCTCGTCATCCTCGATGGATGGGTTCAGCATCCGGATCGCATCCAGGCGGCTCACCAGACCCATCTCCATCTCCAGGCGGACAGCCTCGGCCAACTCTTTCCGCTCTGCTGGGGTGGGCGTCAGCGACCGATAGGTGATGTTGTAGGCACGCGGGTCCTCCGGGAGGGAATGGCCGCCGTATGCGTTCGCCAGGCGTGCGCTCGTCGCCAGGAGTTCCTGGTCAGCGATTCGCAGGGACGGCTCCAGCAGCTTCTGGGCGCGGCGCTGTCCAGCCCTGGAGACCACGATGGCGTAACCTGACTGCGCCTGGGTCAGCTTGAGGTCGGATGGGTTCAGCCCCGCGTAGACGGCCAGGCCCTGCTCGTAGGTGTTCAGGGCTTCGGCTGCCCGCATGGGTTCCATAGCTGGATTGAACTGGCCGAGGCTTCCGCCGGTCGGGCCCTTGGATCCGAACTTGAGAATGGACTTGCGGTCGGTGGGAATCACATCCACCTGGACGCCGCCGATCTGCCTGGTGATGCCTGCCTGGCTCTCCACATCCATGGCCCATCGCTGGGGATGGGCAGCAGACACGAAGCCATCGGACCAGTGCGACCACAGGGCGGCAAGACGGAGCGCACCCTTGGCGACCTCCATGCCCTCATGCCAGGACCACAGGCCCGAACTAACCCGAGCGTGGTACAGCACGTAAGGCAGGATCGGCAGGCCAGATGAGTCCCGGTAGGGATAGGCTCCGGCATACTCTGGGGCCCAGCTTGCGGTGGCGTCGATGCGGTTGCCCTTCCCGTCCACCTCGTCGATGCGGAAGATGGGCGCGGCCGGATCGGTCACATCCCAAATCTCCCAGGTCCAGGTGTCCCCACGCAGGCGGACCTCCTCGACTCTGCCCGGAACGTTGGTGGTGCCTGGCATGGGATTGATGACCACCAGGTCAGGCGGCACGACTCGGTAGCTGGACTCCGTGGCATTCATCCAGTGCTTCCAGTCCACGCGCACCAAGCACTCACGGATGGCCAGGGTGTAGAGGGCGGTCTGTTGCTGCTGGGCCCACAGGCGGGGCGTGACGATGGGTGCCAGGTCCGCCTCGTCCTGGTCGGCCAGGTGAACATCGGGCGGCTCCAGATACGCGACGTTGAGTTGCTGATAAATCAGGCGCAGCGCGTTCCGGGACAGGTCTGGATTGATGGTGATGTCCGCAGCGATCTCCCTGGAGAACATCTGCTCGATCTCATCACGCACATCCTGAAGCTGCCGGCCTGTCAGCAGCCGGTATCGCTTGGACTGCTCGCTCCAGCGGGCTCGGTCTTCATCGGTCGGTGGTCGGATGTAGCTGGGGACATATAGCATCTACTTCTTCCGCACCCATCCGCGGTCGTACATCTCCGCGGTCGAGAGATACGCCACCGCATAGCGATCACCGCCCTCGGTGACCTCCTCGCCTTCCATGTGCCAGACGTTCACGCCCGGGGCTGACTTCAACTCGCCGGCCTTGCCGATGACTACCAGGACCCCGCCACGCTCGGCCTTCTCTGTGGTGGTTGGGGCTTTGGCTTTCCGTATACGCTTCTTGGGAGCAGGTGCATCTGGGTCAGACATAGACGCCTCCATGCTGAAGATACTTCCCCGCCCCTGTGCGGTCAACCTATGATCATCCGGCCAGGCGTTTGAAGCTCCTCGGCCAGCCAGCATTCCGCGATGTATGAGACCGCATCATAGCTGTGTTTCAGGTCGCTGTTCTCCCCGCGCCAGTGGCGCAAGGTCTTCACCAGATTGGGGCATCGCTCGGAGTGGACATTGAACCGGCCATCCACGCAGGCAGCCGAGAGCATCCGCGCCCTGGTCCGAACCGAACCGCGCCCCTTGTAGGGCACCTGGATCTCGAACGGTGGCCGAGCCGAGCCCGTCATGTGGGCGAATGCACGCTCCAGCAGTTCGTTCACGCGGAGCCCCAGACCCAGCCGGCCGGCGCTGTTGGAGTCGCCGCGTGCCTGGTCAATCATCTTGGGAGACACGCCCCACCGCTTGAGCATCGCCATGATCTCCTTGGCCTCGCCCGCAGGCGTGTTGCGCTCCTGGGAGATGTACTCGTCCAGGACCCACAGGCGCGTACCATCCCAGGCGACCAAGTAGCAGACGGAGTTCCCTGGCCGCTCGCCATGGTCCCAGCCCAGACCCACCGCCTCAACCGACTCGGGTGGCGTGGTGAAGCAGTTGTCCTCGCTGAATGAGATCCACCGGTCAGTGGTCACGCCCTCCCATGCGGCCTCGACTCGCTGGGCATATTCCCAGGGACCGTACCCGGCGATCTGGTTCCCTATAGATTCTATAGACCGGTGCGGGCAGTTCTCCGGCGAGAGCGTGATACGCTGGATGTCCCACTCCTCCGTGGCTGGCTTCCCGGTGTTGGGGTCGCCCTCGACATGGTGGCGCAGCCAGTCACAGGGTCGGCCTATGGGCGTGAAGCTCATCAGCACCGGGCCACCGTTCACGGCTACGCGGGTCAGGGCTTCTGCGAAGTGCGCCTGCTTGGGTAGCTCATCGATGACGAGGTAGTCGATGGTCGCGCCAGCCAGGGCCATGACCTCCTGGGTTCCGCTCTTGCCGACGATGATGGAGCCGTTCGCCAGACGCAGCATCTTCACGCTTCGGTGCGTGTACCCACGCGCCGAGTCGTAGACGACCGACTCATGCAGCACACCTGGTGGCTGGATCTCCCGCAGCTTGGAGGAGAAGTTGACCCACCCGCCCTTGAGGTCGGCGCACATCACCCAGCCAATGGTCGGCGCTGCCGGCGCTTGCCTGAACGGATGGCGACCCAACGCCAACCACCAGACCTCTGCGGCCAGGGCTCGGGTCTTGCCGATCTGGTTCCCAGCTATGAGCAGGCGCCGCGGGTGGTCTGACTGGTGGACGGTGCGCTGTCCTGGGCTCATGCCGCCGCAGCCAGGTACCTCCATCTCGTATTGTTGGAGCGGGTCGGCCTCGTAGGCGTCCGCCCACCGGGTCAGCGGGCCAATGTCGATCACTTCGCGTCGAGGGTCTGCTTGCGGTTGAGCGCGTCCAGGATGACCTCCTGCGGTAGCCGGGCAAGCTCCTCGATGATCTGGTTGCGACCGTCCTCGCTGTCCATGTCAATCATCACCTGATGGTCTTCGATCTGGTGCATCACCGCCTCGACTACTGGCGCCGAGTCTTTCCGGTAGCAGTGCCGGCGCTCCAGAACCCACGCTGCTGCGGTCCAGTTCCCGTCCTCGGCTGCCCTATGGATAACTGCCAGCGAATGGGCAGCACCCAGGGCCTCGGCGGTCTTTACTGCGTCCCGGAAATCCCGCTGTAGTTCATGCCCCTGGTCGGCTTCTTGGAGCCACCGATAGAGCGTTGTTTCAGCGATGCCAACGTACCCACACGCCAGGCGGAAGGTCATGCCCAGCTTGATGCCCTGGCAGAACTTGGTCTGGAGATCGGGCGTCAGCTTTGTCTTGCGGCCTTGGCTCATCAGTCCTCCAGCCCATTGAACCGGGCGCGGACGATGTCACAGTACCCCGGCTCTCGTTCGATGCCGATACAGGTCACTCCCTCGGCCTCCGCTGCCAGGAGCGTGGTTCCTGACCCGCAGAAGGGCTCCAGCACTGTGGCGCCTGGAGGCGTGACCAGCCGCACCAGCCAGCGCATCAGGCCCACGGGCTTGACGGTTGGATGGTGGTTTGCGATCTCATTCCCCGCCGTTCTGCCGGCCCCGGCGCGTGGAGAGTTCAGTGCTTTGGTGCCCTTGCCGTGATGTTCCACCGTCGCGTTCTTGCGCGGCATCTCCTCACACCCCGCCTCCCGCTCTCCCCTGGATGCCTTCGGGCATGCGTACAGGTTCGCGGGCCAGCGACC